TAGAGACGACCTTAGGGGTGCCACAGTGGCACGGGGGGGGTGCCACAGTGGCACGGGGGGGGTGCCACAGTGGCACACGGAAGGGCCCAGTGACGGGCCCAGTGAAGTGGTAGCTCCCCCCAACCCCCTCACCTGCGGTGAGGGGGAGCTGAACGACATCGTGCTCACTCGGGTTGCCCGAGAGAGCCTCCGGGCTGCCGGCATCACTTCGCTCGGCGATCTCGCCGAGCAAGCGACGCAGTCCGGCTTGCGGCGCCTTCCCGGCATCGGCCGCAAGACTGCGTTGAGACTGGCGCAGGCTGTCGAATCAGCAGGGCTGAACCTCCAGCCAGAACCGAGGCGATTATGACCGTTCGAGGCCCGTGGAAGCTCGTTCGGTCTGGCGCCAGATGGCGCTTGTTCGAGGGCGATCTGGAGCTCACCGGGCAGTTCGGCCCGATGCGTTTCGACGCCGTCGTCGGCATCGTGCCGCTGCTCGGGGCTCCTGCCTCGACCAGCGTTGCAATGCTTCGGCAAATCAAGGAGGAAAGGGCGGCTATCGCCCGAGACTACGCCAGGCTGTGGCTTGCAGCCTGGCGCTCTGCCGGCCGAGGAGAGGCATACCCGTTCGATGCGGACCACGACCCCGCCCGACTGCATCTCATCGCCGAGAAGTTCGAGCCTGAACCTGCCAAACAGGCATTCGGGCAACACATCACCACGAACCCGGACGCCACCATCGCGGCGTTCGTCGAGGAGCTATCCGGATGACCGTTCATCCCGTTTTGTTCGACCACGATTCGGTCGAGAATGAAGGCCAAAACCGTGGCTTCGAGCCATGGCAAGCGCTGTATATCGTCGTCCCCGGCAAGCCAACCGGGGCCGCTCGACCTCGGGTCGTTCGTCGCCGAGATGGCGGTGTGATGACCCACATGCCCGACAACAGCGTCCGCTGGGAGGAGCGCTGTCGCCAGCTCGCCGCCGCTGCTTGGGCGGATGAGCTTCCGCTCGACGAGCCCATCCGAGTGGTGATCCGGTCGGTCCACGGTCGCCCTCGGAAGCTGATTCCCAAGCGCCTCGGTGGCACGCTCACCGGGCCTGGTGAAGTCCGGATGCAAGCGGAGCTTGGTGGAGTGTTCGACCGTGTGCCGTGCCAGAGCAAACCCGACATCGACAACATCGCGAAGCTGTGCATGGACGCCTTGGTCAAGGCCGGCGTGATGCGCGACGACACCCGAGTCGTCGAGCTCGCCTGCTCGAAGGTCTACCAGGCCATCGGCCAGGCTGTTGGCCAGACCGATCTCCCTGGCGTCGAAATAGAGGTATGGACTCTGATGCCGCCGAAGGAGGACTCGTGAAGGTCTACATCGCATCGAGCCTCGGAAATGTTGCCACCGTGCAACGACTCCGGGACCTGCTCGTGAGCCTCGGCCACGAGATCACCCACGACTGGACCGTGGTGGAGCCTGGCCACGCCAACGACCCTCGGGCCGCCGAGCATCCGGGGTTTCCTGACTCGACTGATCCGATATCGATCACGCTCGAGGACCGTGCGGATGCCGACATCGAGGGCGTGGTGTCTGCCGATGCGCTCATCGCCATCCTGCCCGGCGGCGTGGGCACCCACACCGAGCTCGGGGCCGCCCTGGGCTGGAACCGGTGCGCGGGCGACAGCTACGGGAAAGAGCCCATCAAGGTCTTCCTGTGGGCAGCTGGCGGGCTCGACGCCTACATCGCGCCGGGTGGCTATCCCTGCGCGTTCTGGCTCGCGCCGTGTGTGCACCTGGTCGACGGGGACGCGGCGGACATGCTGGCGGCGTTCGAGTTCTGGGCGAAGCAGAAGGGGGCGTCATGAGCGCCCCAGGGAGATGACCGAGTAAGGCCGGACCATACGGGCTATAATGCCTATGAGGATTAGTGATGTTTTGGGATTCACTAACAGATCAGCAACGAGAAGGGGCCCGGCTCGCGTCTCGAGGCGCACGACCATCCGAGGTAGCCAGAACGCTCGGGGCATGGGAGTGTGAGTGCGTTGGGTATGAGAAGTGAGACGCATACATCGGAGATCGCGGACCACGGCAACAACGAGACTTGGTGCTGCGCGAGATATTTTTGATGGGTTCAGTCATGGCGATCGGGTGATTGCCCTGGTTGGTGGGACGGCGTCGATGATGGACGTGGTCACATCGGCTGTTGAGGTCACCGGGCCGGCGAGTCTTGAACTTGGGACGTGGACTATCAGCATTGATGATGTCCGCACCATTGCTTGGATGCTGGAGAACGGCGATCTCACCAGGGTTAAGGTTTTGGTTGATCGGTCGTTCCGCTCGTTCCGCTCGTACTATTCGGCTCTTATAGAGCTGCTCGGTCGTGACAGCGTGATTGAGACACGGACCCACGCGAAGTTCGCGATCTTGCGTAATAATGCGTGGAATGTGGCAATCAGGTCGTCTATGAACGCGAACAAGAACACGAGATGGGAACAGGTAGACGTGGATGATGATGCAGGCATATGTGACCTGTTTTCAGCCCATATAGACGCATTAACAGGGAAAAGGAGCGCATAAAATGCAGTCTCGTATGAAATGGATGAATGTTGGCGATCTGGTTCCGTGGAAGGAGAATCCTCGGAAAAACGAGCTGGCTGTTGGGCCGGTTGCCGAGTCGATCAAGGAGCTTGGATTCGGGGCTCCGATCCTCGCCAGAAAAGACGGGCTACATGTCATCGCTGGGCACACGCGGCTCAAGGCCGCCAAACGGATCGGCCTGAAGAAGGTTCCGGTCGTGCTGCTGGATGTAGACGAGCGCCAGGCGAAGAAGTTGGCGCTCGCCGATAATCGTCTTGGGGAAATTTCGTCGTGGGACAACGACGGCTTGCGAGCTTTACTCGAGGAGCTCGATAGCGACGGGGAGGACATCGGCGTTCTCGGATGGTCCGGAAGCGATATCGACAAGCTGTTCGGGGAGATCGACCACTCACTCATGGAGTGGGACGACGGTGATCTTGAGAGTGCTGAACAGATAGTCGTTCTGCTGCACACACCGTTCTCGAGCGCGACCAGGATCAGGAAGATGCTCGAAGACGCAGGGATGGTCTACGACCTTCATCTACGGTTCGAGGATGGAGGCCAGAAACCATGAAGGTCCACAACTCTAAGACGGCCCGGAAAGTCAGCCTCCGCCAAAAGATCGTGGGGGGCATGGGCGCGCTGAAGGTGCTCGAGCTGTACGCTGGGCCAGGTGAAATGAGACATCAAGCGTGGGTGGATGCCAACAAAGTCACCGGAATAGACGCCGATATGAGGAGCGTTGCGGAGTACCAAGGCGACACATGCAGGACACTGCGCCACATCGACTTCACCGAGTACAATGTCTTTGATGCGGACGCGTTCGGCGTCCCGTGGGAGCCGGTATGGCTAATATCAAGGAAGTCCGGGGCTTTGCCAGACGACATCGCGGTCTTCATCACGGCAGGCGGGGCGGTTACTTCAATGGCGGGGACATTCCGAAAGGCAGGATGGTCGCGCCAGATGTGCGACGCGCTTTGCGTCCGGCCAGGAGACCCAATCAAGGGACTGTACGGCAAGAAAGCATCCGCGAATACGGCGGCCAGAATGGTCGCCGCGTTCTTCGCGGACAGGGAGATCACGAAGGCAGCCTCCGCAGTCGGGGGCGCCTCCGGAGGCACGCTCTACGCGGGCTTTCGGCTCTCAAAGAGGTAGCCTGCCTTTGCGGCAGGTTTGCCTCCGAGCAACGGCATCTGATGCCAGAGTTTACCTTCGAGGGTGGCAAGTTTGCCACCCCTCTTGATCGCCTTGGTGGTCCCGCGGCCGCCATGCTGTTTGTGGAAAAATGGGATGCCAGCCGCAAGGCAGGCGTCGCGAAGCTCCTCGAACCACTGAATCTCGGCGGGTCGGGCATGGTGTCCAGCCTCACCGCCGGAGATCACCCATCCGATCTCGGCATGAGTCAGTTCTTCCGCCAGGCCAGCAACGCCGGTCGGCGGGAGAAGGCTGCCAAGGAGTGGCTCGCACGACAGCATCCGGATGGTCTGCCGGTCGCCGGCCATCGCCAGTCCATCCAGCCGAGGGTAAATCTTCTTCGTTCCATCGATGACCTCCCTCGATTCGATGGATGTACCGGGAAGCACGTTCCCCGGCCATCTACCGTACTCGGCGATGACCTGGTGACTAATGCTCATCCAGCGATCGGGGCGCTTGGTCAGCACCTGGTACGTGTGCCGAGGCGTCTCGGCCATGGTCTTGAACACGCTGAGAATGAACCCGTCTGGGACAAGAGGATGGAGCAGATCGCTCATCGAATTGACGAATACCAGGCGGGGCTTCCGCCACCGCCTCGGCTCGTCGACCTTGTCCGGATGCAGCGTCACATTGAACCCGTTCTTGTACCGAGGATTGCCCATCGCCTCCAGGCGACGGGCAAGAGCTGCTGCATAGCAGTGCTTGCAGCCCTGCGAAATCTTCGTGCAACCCGTTACCGGGTTCCACGTTTTATCAGTCCATTCAATGCCGCTGAACTCGTCTTTCTCGTTTCTCATCATGCACCTCTTGTTACTCAATAAGTATAACACTAACTGTTGGCTTTGGAGGCTGATAATGGGCTGTAAAACGCTTTACACGGAGGAAAGGATAGGGCGGCTTTTGCAGGCTATAAAGCTCGGTGCAACCTACCAAATGGCCTGCAAGTTTGCGGGGTTCTCTTACCGGGCGTTTCGGGGATGGATGAAGGACGCCGAGGACAATCCAGAAACGTCGAAGTACAGAGGCCTTCCGGAGAGGGTCCGTGATGCGGAAGGCGCCGCTTGTGTTCGATGGCTTGGGCAGATCGAGAAGGCATCGTCGTCGGATTGGAAGGCTGCCGCATGGAAGCTCGAGCGCAGGTATCCGGGCGACTTCGGAAAACGGGCTGTCGAGTTCTCTGGGCCGGGTGGCGGCCCGATACAAATCGAGAAGATGCCCGGTGAAGATGACGCGATTGCGAAGTTGATTCGGCGACTTGAGGGTGAGAACTGACTGTTCACTTTGATCTCGATGCGTACGACGCGAGTACCTTGTTCATCGCGGAGACATCCCGACGTTCGTTTGCGGTTGGGCTCCGCGATCTTCCAAGCGTAGACCGAGAGACGTATCTCAGAGGGAGGTGCCGTTGGCGGGTTGACGAGTTCGCCGATCTCGTGATGCGGCAGGCGCTCGAGCGGATCGGGCCGGTCTCGGATCCCAACGACATCGACGACTTCATCTATGGCCTCCCTCCAGGGCGAGCTGGACGCCGCAAGAGCACGACCCAGCGACTGCTGATGACCGGCCGCGGGGTCGGTAAGACGACCCGGCTGAAGATCCGAGCTCTCCATGGGCTGCTGTTCGGCTGCACGCGGGTCGCGGTCGCTATTGGCGCGTCGGATGACGAGGCGATCGGGTGGGTGGACACCATCCGGGGTTGGCTCGAAGCGGATTTGCCAGTGTTGTCGGCAATGTTTCCAGAGCTAATGTTCAGCGCGTCGAAGAAGAAGATCGCGGTCACGACACGATTCGGCACCTCGTTCCTTCTGGCTCGGTCCTTCACTGGCGCCATGCGCGGGATGAACGTGCAGGGCCGCCGCCCGGACGCGATCTACCTCGACGACATCGAAGGCGAGGACAAGTCGATCACGGTGAAGGCCCGGGATCGCAACCAGATCCGCCTCACGAAGAAGGTGCTCCCGCTGGTCCCGCTCGAGGGCGGCGCCGAGATCTGGTGGGTGCAGACCCCGGTCAACTACGACTGCGTCGCGGTGAGGGCGTTCAAGGGAGAGGAGGAGCTTCGCGGCTGGACATGCCGCCGCGTCCGGGTGGTCAAGAGGTGGCCCGAGTGCGACCCGAAGGGGAGGGCAAGCGCGGGGCTCTGGGCCGAGAACAAGGCGATCTACTTCGATGTCGACACCTACGGCGAGGACCAGGACGCCCGGACCGAGGCTGCCCACGAGCACTACGTCGAGCACCAGGACGAGATGGACGCCGGGTGCATCGTGCTCGACCCTGTCCGGATGCCCATCGACGCGGCGTACCGAAAGCGCTGGGACGTGGGCGAGACTGCGTGGGCGACCGAGTACGAGATCGATATCCGTGCACCCGGCGCAGGTGTTTTCGAGCCCGACACCTGGCCGCGGTACACGTGGGTGGGCGAGGACCGGGACATCCTCCGGCTGCATGGCCGCGAGCTCCCTGTCCGAGGGATGCAGCTCTCCGCTCACTACGACCCGAGCGATGGAGGGGACGACGGGGCGCTCGTCATCGTCGGCAAGCTGCGCGGTCGGTACTACGTGCTCGACGTGCACCTGTGGGAAGGGGCAAGGCTCTCCCAACAGATCGCAGCGATCCCGGATGCGCTCCGGCATTGGGTGAACCTCGGGCTGAGGTCGCTCCAGTGGGAGCCCACCACGGGCTCGGCGTCGGTCGTCGAGCGGGAGATCGCGACCCGCCTTCGGGAGGCCGGGGTGTCCGTGGCGATTGACCGCAAGCACAGCACGGAGCGGAAGGAGTCCCGCATCGTGGCGACGCTCGAGCCCAAGGCTTCCGGTGGTCTGCTCGCGGTGTCCGAGGGGTTCCAGTCGCGCCACGAGGCCCAGATCGCGGACTTCAACGCTGGCCAGCGTGACAACAGAGACGACCTGCTGGACGCGCTTCAACGGTCGATCGAACGCCTGGAGGCTGTCGATGGGGAGATCGACGCAACGACCGCGGCGACAGCGCTGCGACGAGCGGGCTGGTAGGATAAGGTCGATCTGACTTGTTGTTCAGGTCACAACGACCGCATCGAGGTAACACATGGCTTTTCGGCTCGACTCCATCGCGAACGCTGTGGGGAGCTTCGTCAACTCCGTCGCCGAGGGGATGGGCTTCGGCGTCCACGACCAGGGCCGGCAGCTCGACACCTGGCAATGGCTGACTCGGTCCGGCATTGCGCACCGTGTGGTTTGGGGCCCGCCTGAAGATGCTCTCGCGCACGGATGGCGGACCGTCGCCGGCGACGACGTGAAGGACATCACGGAAAAGCTCGACTCCGAGCTGTCCCTCCAGGAGATTGCGATCGATGCACTGGGCGCCGCCCGCATCGACGGCGGGGCCTATGTGTGGCCTGTCACCGACGGCGACGAGTGGAGCGAGCCTATCGACCTCTCGCAGCCGCACTCGATCACAGCGGTGCACGTGATCGAGAAGGACGAGATGTCTCCCAGGAGCTGGGACCTCGACCCGGGGAGCCCGTCGTTCGGTCTGCCGACCACCTGGAGCGTGACGCTCATGCGTGGGAGCCAGAGCATGCACGAGGTCGTGCATACGTCGCGGCTCGCCTACGTGCCCGGCAGCCAGGCGACGCAGAAGCAGCGGGCGGACAACGACGGATTCGGAGTGTCGACTCTCGGCCTGTACCTGGCGGCCCTCGATGACCTCGAGCGGGCATGGAGCTCGTCCGCGACGCTCGTCTCTCGACTGTCGATTTGGTGGGTGCGGATCAAGGGGGCGGCGGCGGTGGCCACCGGCAGCGAGGAGGACGTGCTCACCACTCGGCTCGGCCAGATCAAGCGCTTCGTCTCTACGCGCTCGCTCGTGCCGCTGTTCAACGACGACGAGATGGGCTGGTCCGGGCCCACGGTCTCCGGCATCCGAGACCTCGTCAACGCGCTCGCGGAGCGTGCCAGCGCTGTGGAAGGAATCCCGCTCTCCAGGCTATTTGGGACTCCACCTGGTGGACTGTCCACGGATGACGCTGCCGGTCAGCGGTCCTATGGGGCGCTGCTCTCCCGCATCCGCGAGAGCAAGATCACGCCGGCTTTGCTGTTCATCTACGCGGTCGCGATGGGCTCGGATGCATCTCGCCGGATCGAATGGCCCCAGCTCGACAAGCCGACAGCGAAGGAGGCCGCGGAGGTGTCGCTGCTCAACGCCCAACGCGATGCTGTGCTCGTCACGCAGATCGGAGCCGTCACCGATGACGAGGTCCGGGCCCGCTTCGGGTGCGAGCAGGAGCGCCCGCTACCCGTGCTCGATGCGGCGAACGACGTAGCGCCGGCGTCGATGGATGAGCCCAGCGCACCCGTCGGGCTGCAAGTGCCGTCGGCTGCGGCAGGGAAGGTCCAAGACACGGCGATGAATGGGGCCCAAATCGCCGGAATGCTCGACATTCAGCGCGCCGTCGCCACCAAGGAGATCACGCTGCCCATGGGTGTCGCGGCGATGATGCGGGCCTTCCAGATGGACCGCGCTGTCGCAGAGGGTCTGTTCGCGGGCTCCGACACCATCGAACCCCAGGACGCGAATGCCACGCCGATTACGACCGCGTAAGCCCTGGCGCATCCGGGGCAAGAATGCGCCCTCACCGCGGGGGTACATCTCGCTCGTCCGTCGGTGGTGGCGGGACTATTCGGCATGGGCGCTTGGAGTGCTCGACGAGCTCGCCGGCGTCCGGACCGACAACCTCGACGACGCGGGAACCGAGCAGCTCACGCTCGAGCTGAAGAACCGCTCCAAGCAATCGCCATCCGAAGGGGGCCCGCCGGCGCCTCCGTCTGCGGGAGCCATCTCCAGGGCCGGCCTACCAGCAGCCCGCCAAGCCGCTAAGGTGCAGCGCAAGGTCCTCCGGGATGCAGGCGCCCAGCTCGAGTTGCTCGTCTCGAATCTCAAGATCGCGACCAACGAAGACGGCGAACTCGTTGGTGTTGACCTTATCCTCGGAGGCGTTGAGCAGGTGACGCTCGACGACTGGGCGAGAGAGGGCGCAAAGCTGGTGAGGCGTGTTCCTGTTGATCAAGAAATCAAGCTCCTTCAGGAGGTGTCCGATGCCGTCGCCCAGGGCGGCACCTGGCGCGAGCTCCGTGCCGTGCTCGAGCAGCGCCTCGACATCGGCAAGCGCAACCTCGAGCTGATCGCCCGCGACCAGGTAGCGAAGCTCAATGGCAAGATCACCCAGGCCATGCAGACGGCCGCGGGAGTCGACGAGTACACCTGGCGGGCCAACCGAGACGCCCGTGTCCGTGACAGCCATGCAGATGCCGACGGGAACGTCTACTCGTGGGCTTCCGACGGGGCGCCCGGGGTCGGGTTCTATGGAGAGGCGGCCCATCCTGGCCAGGCAGGCCAGTGCCGGTGCACCGCTGAACCGCTGGCGCCAACCGCATGGGCGTCCTGACGCTGCTGCGTGATCAGCCCGCCACGCGTACGGCAGGCGGCAGCCACGACCCATCAGGCTCCGGGGTGTACCCGTGCTTTTGGAGATGCTGGCTGATCGCATATCCGATTTGATCGGCGAGGCTCCGCCGCTGCTGCACAGCGAGGTGAAACAGCGCCTGCCTCTCGCCGACGGAAAGATTTCCAGTGACTCGGATGTTGTCTCGTGCGTTCATGCGGACTTACCCCGTTGTTAGCCGATCGTAGCACTTTCACGCGGATCCGGCGAGTGATGTAGTCTGATGTAGATTGCATCAATCTGATGTAGTCTGATGTTAGTTGATGTATGTGCGGCCTCCGCCTTGCGCAGGGCGAAGTCGGCCGCGATGGTTTGGGGGTGAATACCACCCGTTCAACCATCCGATGCGATGTTGCAGACACCCCAGTTGCCGATGGCGAGCTGCGTCTTGATCGTTCTACTCTCCATCCCTCCAAGCGTAGGGACGATGGTTCCTGGGTATACGAGGCGCACCTGGCGTATGTCGGCAGGGAGCTCGTGTACGCCCACGGCCGCGAGATAGCCACCAAGGAAGCGCTCTCGGATGCGACCTACCTGGACAGCCTGAAAGGGCTCGCCGTGGTCGCGAGGCATCCCAAGGCCCGGCGCGTCGACATCACGAAGCCCGGCACCTACCGCGAGGTCGGGACCATCCTCGACGCTCGATGGGACGACGGCTCGGAATCGACCGTAATCGAGATGGTCGTTCGCGAGGTCGACGCCAACAAGGCCATCCGCGAACTCGGCCAAACCGGGGTGAGCGAGGGGTACGCCGTGACCCTCCTCGACGCCTCGACCAACCCCGCCCGCCAGCTCGGACGGCGGCCCAACCATGTCGCGCTCACGCTCGACGACCCCCCACGAATGGCCGGCGCCCATGTACGCGTCGACCACCAGGAGCACTCCATGGAACTCGCTGCTCTCCTCGCACTTCTGTCGGGCTTTGGTCTTCGGACCGACTCCGCCGAGAAGCTCCACGAGGACCTCGACAAGCTCAAGGCCGCGAAGAAGACGGCCGAAGACGAGAAGGTTCGGGCCGATGCCGCCGAGGAGCGCGTCGAGAAGTTCGCGCCTCTCCTCGAGCTCCTCGACCTCGACAGCACTCGCACCGACGCCGACATCGTGCCCGCTCTCGAGAACGCCATCGCTGCTCGGTCGGTCGAGCTCGCCGAGCTCCGGCTCCGTGCTGACGCCCTCTCCGTCGAGCTGCCCGCCGAAGCCAAAACCGTCGCCCAGGTCCGGAAGGCGCTCGCGCTGGCTCTGAAGCCTGACGGCGCCGGCGACGACTTCGAGGGGCGCTGCGACTCCGCGGACTTCTGTTCCGGGCTCATCGCCTCCGCGTCGGCCAGCCGTGCCGACAGCTCCCTCAACCGCGCTCGGTCGAGCGTGACCAGCACCCCCGTCAACACCCAGCCGCGCATCCCCGCGGTCTGAAGGAGTAGACCATGTCCAGTCTCCAGTCTCCCGCCGGTGGTCCGCTTCGGCGCCTGGCCCGCTCCATCGGCCGCGTTGTCCGCAGCGTGCCCGGTCGTGAGGTCCATCACTCCCGCCTCGACGCCGAGGGCTCCCAGCCCCAGCAGTCGGTAATCACCATCTCGGGCAACACCAACGGTGCGTTCACTGTCGAGGTCGCCGACGCCGGCACTCCCGGCACCGGCATCTCCGCCCAGTTCACCTTCACCGCCGCGTCCAGCTCCATCGACGACATCGTCACCGGCCTGGCCGCCGCGGCGAACACCGCCATCGCGGATGAGGGCCTCGGCTTCTTGATGGAAGCGGCCGTCGCCGACCTGGCGGCCAACACCGCCACCCTGGACTTCCACCCGGGAGTGGCCGCGACCGTCACCAAGATCGCGGACCCCGCCACCGACATGGCCGTTGCCACCACGGCCGCGACCTCTGCGCCCACCTACGGCTTCGGCGAAGCTGTCGCGCTGACGGGTCTCGTCTCCGGGCAGCCCAACAACGGGCTCTCGTCTGGGATTCAGCGGCCGGTGATCACGAACACCCAGTCGACCCTGACGTACACGGTCAACACGAACTCGAACACCGACACCTCCTCGCTGGACCTCATCCACACCCCCTACGGTGGTGTTCCGGATGCTCGCCCTCTGGCGTACACGGCCGGAGCCTCCGCCGCTGCGACCACCGCGGCGATCGCAGCCGCCGCCGGGACCCGCTTCCCGACCGCGACCGTGACCGACAACAGCGGCGTCAGCGTCGAAATCGCCTTCTTGGCCGGCGACTCCATCGGCATCGGGGCGCTCACCGAAAGCGGCACGCTCGACGTGTCGGCCGCAGTCGCTGCCGGCTCACTGCCCACCTTCGAGCTCGTCCGCTCCACCGACGACGTGGTGCAGTTCGGCACCTACCCCGGGACCACCGAGGGGGCATCGGCCCACCTGCCCGGAAACGCGGTCCCGACCGCCGGCGCAAGCGGCTCCACCGTCTACGCGGTGGCTGCGACTTCGAGCTCCATCGTCGACGGAGACCTCGTCTACGTCGGCACCTCGGGCGCCGAGCGCGGACAGCTCTACCGCTCGGCATCGAGCACCCGCGTCCCGTGGCCACAGGCCACCTTCCGGGGGCTCGACCCCAACAACTCCAGCGTCGCTCACATCGAGCTTTGAGGCCCACCATGACCTTCCAGATCCCCGCTGTCGGTCACGTCAGCATCCTCCCGGAACATGACTTCCAGTCGGCTGTGCGTCTCGCGTCTCGCGACCTCCGGAATGTGCGCGCCGACTCCCGCGTGTCGTCCATGCCGACCCAGTTCGCCCGGGCGATGATCCGCAACTTCGCGGACTCCAAGGCTGCCGCGCTGGTCGGAAACGACCGACTCGACGCGGATGTCAGCGACGACGCCAAGCTCGATGTCATCGCGGCCATCGCCCAGGGCCTCCACCTGGAGAACCGGAACGACACCATCGAGGACCTCGGGCTGCGCAATGACGCCAGCTACCTGTTCCCGGGTGACGGCATCGGCTCGACCTCGAGCATCATCCGCCCCGCCGAGAAGAACCGGGCACTGCTCGCCAGCCTCTCCTCTCGTTCCATCCCTGCGAACGAGAAGCTCTTCCAGAATCGCTGGGCTGGCTACGAGGGCTCTGCCGACGTGTATCGCGAGGGCATGACGAGCTTCCCCCAGGCCGGCGCCAACACCGCCGCGCAGTGGAAGCAGACCACGGTCATCGTGACCACCACGCACACCCCGTGGAAGCTCGCCCTCGAAGGCAACCTCGGAGGACTCAACCAGGTCACCGAGGACGCCGAGGCCGCGCGTCGCGTGCTGCTCGACTACCTGGAGAACGCGCTTGTGCAGGGCATCCCCGGCGTCGCGGACTGGAACGGCGCCAAGGACGTGCCGGCCCCGATCTACGCGTCCACGGTGGACTACTCGACCGTGACCAACATGGACACGGTCTACGCCGACCTCATCGCCATGGTGCAGATGGTCGAGACCGCCAATGAGTTCCGCGGACAGGGCCCGAGCTTCATCCTGATGGGTACTCGATGGATCCAGCGCGTTCAGCGGCTGTCCAACATGAACGCCGGCGGTGCTTCGCTCGGCGCCCAGCTTCTCGCCATGGCGCTCGAGCAGGCCGGCGTCACCGGGATCATCAAGGCGCCGTCGCTGACCGGGCAGGGCCCGAATGGCGCGGACGCCAACTACGACATGGCGATCCTGTGGCGGCCCGACCCCGACGGGCTCCGCTGGATCAACGCAATGAGCCCCTCTCCGGTCCGCACCGTCGAGACCATCGGAGGGAGCACCACCCTGTGGGCCATGGCTGGCGGCGGACTGGAGGCCCCTCGGGCTGACTCCGTCGGCATTGCCTACGCCAAGGTCAAGTGAGGTACGCAATGAAGAACGCAACATCCGCCAAGACGGTCAAGGTGTACAGCAAGGCGAGAGGGGTCATCATGATCCCGCGCAAGGAGTACACGGGATTCGTGGCCATCGAGCCAGGCATCACCGATGTTCCCGCCGCCGAGTGGACCGAGGTGAAGGGCCACCCCGTGGTCGAGCAGTTCAACCTCGACTCCTGGGCGGCCTGATCGATGGCGTCGTCCGATGCCACGATCGTCACTCTCTGCCGGACTCTCTACCCGGCCGTGACGACCTCCGTGGCGTCGGATGCCTACCTCATCGCCTGGCTCGATTGGGCGAAGTCCCTCGTGGGCATTCGGGCATGGGGCAGCAAGTACGACATCGCACTCGCCACCCTGCTCGCCCACGTCGCCTACCGCGACTCTGACGAGCTCGCCGGCGGGGCGACCGGCTCCGGCGGGGCGATGACCTCGATCCGGACTCTCCAGATGGCCGCGAGCTTCGGCGACCGGTCCGGAGCCGCCCAATCGGAAACCGACGCCGAGCTGCTCACGACGAAGCCCGGTTCGCGTTTCCTCTCCATGCGCGGCGCACTCGCGGCCGCGAACTTTCCCTCTCCTCTCCCGTAGGTCCTTTCCCATGCCTCCCAAGCCGAAGATCAAGCCAGCACCGCCGGTGCTGGTCACTGTCCATTACCGGGGCACCGAGCGGCTCGTCCTCGAGCACGGTGACAAGCGGTGGACGTGGACCCGCGCGAAGTCCACGCAGTTTATCCTCAAGTCCGTCTGGGATGACATCAAGGTTCGGCCGGTCGTCGCTCGCCAGCTCCTGCTCGGGGAGCTCGTCGAAGCATGAGCCTCACCGCCGCCATCAAGAACATCTCCAAAATCCACCGCACCCAGGTGACGGTCGGCGTGCAGGGGACTGCCCGCACGACAGCGGATGGGGAGGCTTCTCCGGCGGACCTGGTGGAGATCGGCTCGACGCTCGAGTTCGGCACCCGAGACGGCCGCATCCAGTCCCGTCCCTGGCTGCGGACCGCGCTGCGGAAGAACGGCGCGAAGTGGTCGCGGGGCTTCCGGCTCGCTCTCAGTGAGTGGGCCGGTGGCAATGTTTCCGGGGCCATGACCGTGCTCCGCCAGGTCGGCGTCGTTGCCGTCGGCGATGTGCAGGCCCAACTCCGCGCGGGCCCGTGGGTCACGAACGCGGACTCGACGGTCGAGCGCAAGGGCAGCGATCAGCCACTCGTTGACACGGGCCAACTCGTGCAGAGCCAGCGCGCCCAGATTGAAGTCCCGGGCAAGGCCCCGCTGGTGGTCGCATGATCCCGCTGCTCGCCAAAACCTCGGTCGTCCGCCAGCGTTTCGGTGTTCCGACGCATGTGGACTTCCGCATGAAGCAGGGGGTATCGACGGACGACTCGGTCGAGATGTCGATCCAGCCGGCCCCAAAGTCGGTGATGGAGCGGTTGCCCGATGGGCTCTCCTCGCGTGACGTGCTGTTCGGCGTCTCCTACAACACGAGCATCCGGGCTGGTTCGGATTCGGTCGAGCCGGATCGGCTCGTCTACAACGGCGTCACCTACCAGGTGCAGCAGGTCGACATCTCGCCTGCCTTCCTCGGTCAGCGCACCCATGCGGTTGTGACCGCGATCGCCGTGCAGGCGCTCTCGATGCCGGAGCCGGCATGAGCGGGATCACCCAAGAGGCCGCGAAGCAGGCGGTAGCGGTAGCGGTAGCGGCCCTGTCCGGGATGGCGACCACGTCGATCTTCCTCGACCCGGTCGATGCTGGCCGGGCTGCTGGTGACCATCTGTTGATCACGATGCAGGGCGATGTTCAGGTCGGGTACCTTCGGCGGCCCCCATCCGCCCGAACCTCGCCCGAGCAGAATCGGCAGATGACGGTCCAGGTCGACGCCTTCGGCGAGTCCACGATCGGGGGCGGGGCCGTCACGGCCCTACATGCGGTTGCTGCCCAACTGATCAGCGATGTCCCGGCGGCGCTGGCCCTGTACGCCGCGGGCGTCTCCATCCAGAACGTCGGGGCGGTCAACGACATCACGACGCTGTTCCGCTCTGGACATGAGCCACGAGCAACGCTCACTTTCCGCGCTGGGTACGTCTGGGCTGGCCCGACGGCTGCCGAACCGACCCCTGCCACCTCCATCATCGTCGACATCGAAAGCGAGGGCGGGGTCACCGTCGACGCCGACGCTGTCGTGACCGTCACCGTGTGAGGCACACATGACCGCGATCTTCCTCGACAACTTCCTCTCTGTGACTGTCTCCCTGATCGGAGCGGTGAACCCAGCTACCGGTCTCGGGGCCCCGCTGTACTTGGCGATCAAGGACTCCGGCGACCTCGACGGAACGACTTCGTACAGCTCGGCGGCGGATGTCGCAGCAGCGCTCGCCGGCAACGACATCAGCGCCCAGGCTGCCGTGGACTTGACCGCGATGTTCGCGCAAAGCTCGCCGCCGTCCATCGTCTACGTGGCCACCTACACGGTCGCGACTCCCGAGACTCCATCTGACGCGCTGGACAAGGCGGTTGCCGCCGTCCTGCCGTTCGGGGTCATCGTCCAGGAGAGCCGTACCGACACCGACAACTCGCTTGTCGGGACTTGGATGTCGACGCGGACATGGAACTACGTTGCGGTACTCCAGAGCGCGACCGCTGGGCTCATCACCAGCGGAAAGCCGTCCACGCTCTCGGCGGCCGAGGTCGAAAGCGTGGTCATGCTGTACGGCACGGCGACCGAGCCCCTCGCCGCGGGTTTTGCCGGTCTCATCTCCGGCACCTCCATGCTCAACCAACCGCTCGCGATGCACGCCCGCGTCAAGGGCGTGGCGCTCACGGCGCTCACGAATGCCGAGCATACCCTCGCGCTGGCAAACGGCGTCGGGGTCCTCGAGCCGTTGGTCCGCGGATCGGGCTCGACCGAGCGCATCATCTCCGGAACGCTCACCTACGGCGACCAGGGCTTCAGTGGCGTCGCCACCCTGGTCTACCTGGTGTCGCGAATCACGTCTGCCATTCAGGCGCTGGTTCTCGCCAAGGCGATCAAAGTCGAACCCATCTTCGCCACCCAGAACGGCGAAGCCGAGGTCGAGGCCGCAATCGTGCCCATCCTCGCGGAGCTCGCGGCCGCTGGACACTTCACCCCTGGCCAGGCCGGGACCGCGCCGAATGAGACCTACCTGCCCGAGGGCTGGGGGATCTCCATGAGCTCGCCAGGCTCCACCGTCGTGGCTGCTGTGACCGTGCTGATCGGCCAGGAAGTCACAACCATCTCCGTGCCCATCACCGCCGAGGTCCAATAATGTCGACCAACAACATCCAGAACTCCTCCCTCGTCCTCGGCGGCCTCCTGATCCCGTTGAGCGGTGAGGGGACGTTCGCCACGTTCGAGCCCGACCCTCGGTACTCGCACACGCCGAGCCTCTCGGGAAAGAGCGCGGACAACAAGATGCGCGCGCAAACGGGCGTGCTCACCATCTCGTGCTACGCCCACGACACGGCGAACAAGCTCCTTCGGGGCCTGGTCACGGCAGATGATGCCGTCGGAGGGCTCGGCACGCTGCCCGGGACCTTCATCAACCCGGCCGGCGAGAAGGTGGTCTGGCCTCGAGGCAAGATCACCCAAGTCGGGAAGGTCGATGCCTCCGAAGAGGCACAGGTGCTCTCGTACACCGTGACCTGCAACGGGTACATCATCACCCCGCCGGTGCTCTGATGCGCATCGAGGCAGGCAGGGCGGAAACGCCGAGGATTTATGAAGGGGACTCCCCTGTCGGGAAGGAGGGGATCGATCTCTTCCGCCGGGCCGGGGTCGTGATCTCCGACTGCAAGCTCTTCGAACTCGCGACCATGAATCCGGCAGATATCGCTCTGCGGATCTCTGGGCATCCGCGAGCCGAGGAGATGCTCTTCGCGACCTTCGCGGGGTGGACCGTCGACGGGGAGCGCTTCGACAAAGCCGCGTACTACGCCACCGGCAACGACCCGGAACGCCTCTTTGAGCCGTGGCTCGTGCTTACGGAGGCATGGATGCGCATGGGTTTTTTCGGCGCTGGCCTCCAGAGGGCCATCGTCCGCGCAGACAAGGAGGAGACCCCCACCTGAGGATGACGGACGCGGAGGTCGAGGGCTTCGTGAGCGCGGGAGGAGAAGGGCTGATCTGGAGAGTAGGTATGCACAAGGACATTCCAATGTCGATCACCGAGGCGGCTTCCGCCCCGGTAGACGTGCTGCTCCAGGCCGAAGTCATGGCTGACCACCTGGACCGCGTCGAAGAGCGACTGCGCGTAAAGCGAATCCACGAAGACGCCCACCGCACGGCGCTGCGGCGGATGAGGGGCGGACATGGCCGCTGACCGCGTCGTAGAGCGGCTCGTCGTCGCGATCAAGTACGCCGTCGATCAGACGAGCCTGCGCAATTCTCTGTCGAGCTACACGCAGGTATCGAGCGCTATCGCTGCGGCGACGCTCGCTGTGGCGGGCTTCACCATCGCCCAGGCTGCCCAGCTCGACGAGGTCGCAAAGACGGCCCGCGCTCTGTCGATGACGACCGAGGAGTACACGGCTCTCACCCATGCGGCCAACATCGGCGGTGTGAGCCAGAGCGAGCTCGGCACCGCGTTGCGGTCTCTCACCCTTCGTCTAGGCGCTGCCGGCGCCGGCTCGAAGGAGGCCTCGGACGACTTCGCCAGGCTCGGGATCTCCATCCGAGACGCGAACGGGAACCTGAAGACCGCCGGCCAGGTGCTCCCGGAGTTCGCTGACGCCCTGAAGAGTATGAGTCAGGGCGACGCCGCGGCGCTGATGGTCCGCAACCTCGGGCGCTCCGGGCTGACGATGAAGACCTTCCTCGATGGTGGGTCGGAATCAATCCGCGAGCTCACCGCGGAGGCCGAGGATCTGGGCGTCGTGCTGGACAGCGAGACCGCCGCGAGCGCCGAGCGATTGACTGACTCGGTCACCCGCATGTGGGCAATCGTGAAGGGCTTCGGCTTCCAGCTCTCCGGAGAGCTGATGCCGCGGCTCGCGGATGTGATCGACTCGTTCGTCGGTTGGGCTAAGGCGAACGACGGGATCCTGCGGAGCGGGATCGAGCGGGGCGTGCGCGCCCTCGGCCTCGCCCTTGACTACCTGGCTACCCCGGTCGGCAAGGTTGCCGCCGGCATGGTCGCCGTCGGCGCCGCGATTGGGGCGGGGCAGGCTGCGGGCGGGCTTATCGGCGCGATGCGGCTGGCGTCTCCCGCGATCAATGCGGTCGCTACTTCGATGGGCGGACTGTCCGCGAGCATGGCTCTCCCGGTGCTCGGCGCGGTCGGGCTCGCGCTTGTTCTCGAGGATCTGTGGGTGACCTCCCAGGGAGGAGATTCGGTCACTCGCCGACTGGCGGCCGCGTTCGGCGTCGAGGATGAGACCGTTCGACTTCTCGCGGGCTCCGTCGAGGTGCTGTCTGCGGCCTCCGAGGCGATGGCTGCGCTGTTCCGCGAGTCCGCCCTGGCTTCGGTGGATGCGCTTACCTCCGGGCTGACCGGCTTGGCGGGCGCGCTGACAGGCATCGTGATGTTCCTGCCGAACCTGCTCGGGCTCAAGTGGGAGGACACCCCGATGGTCCGGTTTGGAAACTGGCTGGCGAGCTTCCTCCCGTCGCTCTCGGCGGTGATGGACGCCCTTGGAGGGGCGTTCGATTTCGGCAAGGCGACGCAGGGGTTCAAGATGCTCTCGCGCTTTGCTGCCGGTGATTCCGGTGTGCAGCTCAACCAGGACCGTGGAGCCATCAATAGATTCGTGACCGCGCCAGTTACCGGCGTCGCCCAAAGCGCCCGTGAACGGGCCGGCGTCACCGTCTCGCCGACCATCAACGTCAACGCGGGCGCATCGAAGGCGGACATCCGCGCGGAGTCGTTCCGGGTCTTCGGCCAGGAGCTCGACATGGCCCTGTCGACGGCGGGGGTCCTGTGAGCACCGAGGTCGCCCTGATTCGTGAGGACGCCACCGAGACCATCGTGCTCGAGGGAGCGATCTCGCTTCAGCTCACGCACAACGGCCGAGTCACCGAGTATCCGGTGCCGGACCGGGAGCACATCTCCGACGGCTTCATCCGCCTCCCGCGCCTGGTGACCATCTCCGCGATCGTCTCACCAAGAGCCGACACGCCAGGACGGGCTCCAGGAGACGCCGGCGTCGCCGAGGTCTGCGACCAGCTCGAGCGGTGGCAGCGAGACGCGGCCCCCATCTCCGTCCAGCGACCGGGTCGGCCGCTTATCCAACTCATGGCGATCGAGTCATGGAGTGAGCGCCAGGACGTCACCGACGGACTCAACGTCGAGATCGCGCTGAAGGGTATCCGGATCGCCCAGTCGGCGGCGGTATCCGTGGCTGGCCCGCCGCGTGCGGACATGGCCGGGAGCCAGGCGGATCCTGGGAACTCGGGGCCTGGCGTGCTGACCGACTTCAGCGGTGATGCGGCGGCAAGCGATCTTGCAGGCCCGGCGAACCGCACATCCCTGCTATTGACCCTGCTCGGGGGTGCAGGATGATCCGCGATCGGCTGATGGACATCCGCACCGGAGGACGCATCGCCTTCGAGCGCTCCTTTACTCTCGAAGAGGTCGTCGTGAACCTCCGGTTCCGCTGGCTGGCCCGGATCGAACGGTGGCTGGTCGAGATGTTCGCCGCGGACGGCGGACGGCTGTCGCTTCCACAGGTCGTCCAGCCGAGTGCCGAGTTGCTCTTCGACCGCCGCCCGGCGAACGCTCCTCCGGGTCGGCTGCTCTGGACGGGACCCGACGACTACACCCAGGCCAGTCTGGGCGTGACGCTGACGCTGCTGTACATCGACTCCATCACGCCGGAGCGCCGCAACGTCCGTGACACCTACGTCACTCTGGGGATCATCTCATGAGCATCCTTGCGCGCCGGGAATGGGCTCTCGAGGTCGGCACGCCTGGCGGCCGGGCCGTCCGCTACGAAGGTATGCGGATGACCTTCGAGGTGCGGCTCGGCGGGGACCCCACCGACCACGGGGCGACCATCGGTTACTGGATGCCGCCCCTCAATATGGTGCATTCGCTCGGCGCCGAGGACATCGTCGTGCGCGTGCTCGCTGGGTACGAGGACGGCGGCGCTGTGGAGATGGCCCGCGGGGCAGTCGTCGCAGGCAGCATCAAGGACCGGCGAGGATCGACCGATCCCAACGTCGAGTTCCAGATTTCGGCAGCGGGAACGGAGATGCTCCCGGTGCTGTCCCGCTCGATGCCCGGTCCGGTCTCGGCATCGGAGGTGATCGAGCAGATCCGTGCCGACCTCGGCCTTCCTGCCGACTCCATCGATCTGGCCGATGATCCCGTGTTCGAGCGCGGCTACATGCTCTCCGGCACGCCACGCGCGGTGCTGTCCGAGCTCGCGCTCTCCACCGGCTGCAACTGGGACCTGCCCGACGGCCGGCTTCGATTCTGGCCTCGAGGTCAGCCCGCTCGACAGCTCCGCGATCTGTGGACCTCGGGGACGGGGCTGCTGGAGGTCAGCGGCCCAGGCTCGCAGCGGACCATCGAAGCGATGGCGCTGCTCCGGCCTGCGATGCGGCCCGGAGACATCGTCCGTATCGATGACCAGAGTCATCAGGGCGACATCGTGGTCCAGGACTGCACACACTCCGGCGACACCTTCGGGGATCCGTGGTTCACCCGCATCACCGGGAGGCCTCTCGATGGCTAAGCACACCTCCCTCTCGAAGCTTGTCGCGAAGATCAACGACCGGATCCGCCAGAGTGTCCGGGTATCGGTGGTCGCGCGGGTGGAGTCCTTCGATCCAGCGACATCGACGGCGGACGTGAAGATCGTGGTCCAGGAGGAGCGAGTCACGGCCGACGGCGACCGCATCCCTATCGAAGCCGTCTCGATTCCTGGCTGCCCGGTTCTGTGGCCAGGTGGCTGGCTGCGTGGGATGACGGTTGGGCTCGAGCAAGGTGACGAGGTCATCGCCCTCATCCGCACGCAGTCGCACGACGAGATCGACGGAGACCGCGATGTCGGGCCAGTCCTGCCAGCGGCCGCCCGGCGAATGGACCTGTCGGACGTGGTGCTGATCCCCGGCTATCACCGGCCCGCGGCGAGCTGGCCGAGCAGCCGATGGCGCTCTGATGGGCAGATGGTGCTCTACGTCGGCAGCGGCGAGGCGGTCTTCGTGGGTGACAGTACGGCCGCGAAGGCTCTGGCGCTTGCGGAGAAGGTGAACGCTCGACTGACCTCAATCCAAAGCAAGTACGACACCCACAAGCACGCATCTTCTTCAGCGATACCAGACACGCTGATCGGGCCCCTCGATCCAGTTGACTGCGCCGACGTGAAGGTGCGCTCATGAGCCGCCCCTGCCTCGCCCTGGACCCGACCGGCACCCGGATCGCCGTCCCGCTCCGCTACGTCTCGGGCGCCGAAGCCGTGCTCACCAAGGTCCGCATCGCGCTCCAGTCGGTGCGCGGATTCTGGCCGGACAACACCCAGTTCGGCCTTCCGCTGCTCGAATGGCTCGCCAACCCGGCGACGCCTCTGATCGAGATCGAGGGCACCGTTCGTCTCATCCTGTCCCGGATCGAGGGCGTGCTCGAGGTGGTGGCCGTGGAGGCGGCCAAAACCGGCGGCAACGTTGCCATCACCGTGCGCATCATCGTCGACAACGGGGCTGACGAGGCACTCGTCGCGCTCGTGGGCGACATCGACGACCCGAACAGTCCAGGCGCCTGGTGGGCGCTCTTCGGCCCGAACCCATTGGTGCCCTGATGACGCTTGTGAACGACCAAATCTGGACGGTCAGCATCTCCTCGGAGCGGCTCCTTGCGATCCGAAGCGATCTCGATGCCGCCCTCGACACGACGCTCGACTACGACCTGACCGCGGATGGTGCATGGACGCGTGCGCAGGCGGAGCTCGCTTACCGGCAGGACCAGGGCATGGCCCTCGCGCTGGCTACGATGCTTACGGTGTCGGCGCCCCCGGCGGCGCTCTATGCGAGGGCGGTAGACGCTGGCCTAACGCCTCGTCCAGCGGTCGCTAACGAGCGGCTCATGCCGGTGAACGTGACTTCGGGGCCGCTGCTGCTCTCGCCCGATCAGAAGGTCGTCGACGACCAGGGCCGGACGTGGACCATCATCGGCGCGCTCGAGCAGGGCACATTCTCGGCGATCGAGCTCAACGCGGACGGAAAGTACAGCATCGACAACCAAGACCTACTGCACCTGCTCGCGCCTTTCGAGGGCGCCATCGTGGTCACCTCGTTCTCCTTCACGCCCACGATCTCCGGGGTGAGCTTCGTGTCGCCCTCGAGCGGGGCGATCTTCGTCGGCGGTCGCGATGCCGAGACGCCTGCACAGCTTCGAGCACGCCTCGCAGGCACCAAGGTGTCGCCGAGCGGATCCGCGACGGGCCTGCATACCGGACTGATGGAGATCGACGGTGTAGAGGCGGTGTCCATCACCGAGAGCGCGGGCTCCATCGAAGTCGCCTTCCAGACCAGCTCGACTGAGGGCGGCGTCGTGTCCCTGATCGAGATACCCGAGGCGGTGTATCGCCTGAAGGCTGCTGGTATCGCAACGACCGGAAGCAGCGGAGGTACGATCACGGGTGTCGACGGATTCCCGGTGCAAATCAGCTTCGGCTCGCTGTCCACCACCACCGTCGCGGTGGTAGCAGCGCTCATCACCGACGGCACCATCTCCGACACCGATGCCATCGCTGCCGCGGAGGTCGCCATCTCCGGAGTGTTCGCCACCCTATCGCCAGGTGACCCCATCCGGCTCCTCGCTCTTCAGGCGGCCATCGGTGGAATCACGGGCGTCATTGGGCTAACCACGCTCACGCTTGACGGCGGCACGGCGGACATCACGCCATCGACATCTACGACGCTGCTGACGCCAGCGCTGCCGATGACTGTGACGGTGACGCCATGAGCTACCCATACGTAGACCATGACGAGGCCGCGATCGGAGTGCTGCCAGGCATTGCTGCCCGAGATGAGGCGGGCACCTACTTCGTGGAGATGACGAGGCAGCTCTCGTATCTCGATGAGGACGTCGCGGAAATCTACGAAGGGCTGGTCGACCTCGAGCTCGCCACCGGCGGCGTGCTCGACATCGCCGGCGACCTGGCCGGCGAGGTCCGCGGCGGCCTCGAGGACTTCGAGTACCGCCGACTCATCGCCGGTCGTCGCATCGCCCGAGCTGGAGCCATCACCGCGCCCCGCGTGTGGGCCGGATGGATGGCCTTGACCCTCGCATCTGGTGGGCGGCTCTACGAGCTTCCGCCTGCGTCGGTGCTGCTGACCGCTGATGTGACCTGGATTCCGAGCTCCACCTGGCTCGTCCGTGCCGGGGCCGTCGTGCGCGATCTCCTCGCCGCCGGTGTCCACGGAAACGCGGTCGTCGTGCCGCCCTCCAGCGCTCGGTACAACGCCGCTGGCCTGCCCTACGGGGTCGGGTCCTACGCCTACACACTTTCCGTCATGGGGGCTTGATGCCTACGAAACCGACAACGAACCCATACCAGTGGGCCACGAATCCCGGCACCCAGGAGCTTCCCTCCACGGGGCTCCAAGAGGCCGGGTTCGCCGATGGAATGCCCGTCCCCGACAAGATCCACAACCACATGTTCGGGACGCTCTTCGCCTGGCTGGTGTTCCTGTGGGGCGGCTTGCTCGGGGGGATCACCGGCGAGTTGGTATTCCTGCCATCCGTGTCGGCACCTTGGCACCCAGGTCCTGCTGACACCACCACAACGATCTCGGCGATCAACCCGGACGGAGTAACGATCACGAACAACGGCGGAGACAATGTCGCCGCCGCCTACTGGGCTCACCTGATTGCTTCTGGAACAATTGGCAACGTTGACATCGATATCGGCGCCCTGACCACCACGACAGGCAATGCTTCGGTTTCAATCACGATCAGCGGGTACAACGGCGGGCCAGGCGTCCCGGTGACGGCGACCTATGCGGCAAACATTTCCTCCACAGGCGTGACAACGGTTCCCCAAACCGCCGGAACCGCACCCACAGAGGGGCCGCTTACCGTACGATGCCAGATTACAACCGGCTCTACCAGTGGTGACCTTGTTCGCGTCGACTCACTAACAATCAACCTCTGAGGCTCGCATGAGCACCACCACCGCCCAAGCATCGATCGCCGCCATCCTGGCCGCAGGCGGAACCACCCGTGTCGACACCACCCTCATCGGGACCGACCGCCGCGAGCTGTCGCCGAACCCCTGGGGGCGCCCGAGCGCTGCCGAGGCTGGCTTCACCACGCTGAACACGGGCTCGGTGGACTGCCGAGTTGCCTTCCACGAGACCCCCCAGACGCGGACTGTCTACCTTGTGATCGACGAGACGGCGGCGCCGCTGACGGGGAACTACGTCGTCGAGCTCGACACCTTCGTCTCCACCTACGACGCGACCGCCGGCGCTCCTGCTGATGTCGATGCGCTGCTCACGGCCTGGGCGGCGAAGATCGTGGCCGACATCGGCCCGTCTGGTTCGCTCGGGCAGGCAGTCCAGTCCGCCACCCGGGTCGCGTATAAGGACCCCGCCGGAAGCTACGACGCGATCAAGCTGGTCGGCATCGTCGACCCGGCAACCCCGGCCGATGCCGAGCCCGCCGGCGTGGACTACACGACCTTCTCGATCGGCGCTTCCACGAGCTGCCCGGCCGGCGCCGAGCTGTACATCCTGCGCGAGGTCGACTCGGCCAGCATGGCCATCTACACGAAGAACGCGGCGAGCCTCACAACCGAGGTGGAGGCGAACCTCACCTCGGGGATGTCGGCGCTGCTGTCGGGCTGGACGCTCGCGGGCGATGTCGGGGCGCTCCCGACCGACGGCTATAGCGAGCGGCTCTATATGGCCTCGCAGTCCGCCGGATTCATTCGGCTGTATACCGCTGTAGAGACGGACGAGCCGCTGACCATCGTGACCTCGGGCACCGGGATCTACGGCCTGGTCAACCTGGTGGCGGCGTACCTGGCCCCGACGGTGTCGCCGTGAGTGTCAGAGGCATCATCCCGAAGACAGGTGGCATTGTGCCTCTGACTCCGGTTGTCACGGTGGGTGGGGGTGGATCTCCACCGGTGAATACTGTTCTACCGGTGATCTCCGGAAGTGCGCTGGTAGGTGCATCGCTGTCTTGCTCGGCTGGCACTTGGACCGGCGCCGCTACCATCACCTTCACCTACCAGTGGTATCGGGATGGAGTGGCCATTTCGGGAGCTACTTCCAGCTCCTACACGCTGGTGGCCGCTGACGGGACCGCCGGGATCGCTTGCGTGGTGACCGCCACCAACGGGGACGGGACGGCGAAGGCCGCGGCCCTCGGTGTGAGCGTGGGGATCGGGCCGGTGTTCACCTCCTACCCATCGATCTCCGGCTCAACGGATGTGGGCAGCGTTCTGACGTGCTCGCCTGGGACTGCGACCGGGTCGGGCTCGGTGACCTTCACCTACCAGTGGCAGCGCGACGGCGTGGATATCGGGGGCGAGACGGCTGCGGCACATACGGTGGTGGCCGCTGATGCTGGTACCCAGCTCGCGTGCGTCGTCACCGCGACGGACGCCGATGCGAGCGCGGACTGCTTCGCGTTCATCCACATCACCCGACCGCTCTGGCACGCTCGCACGCAGCTCAACGCCGGGCTGGGTTCGCCCACGCTGTCGGACCCTTCGAGCATCTCCAGCGCGGAAAGTCTGGATGCAAGTGGGACCTTCGCCTGCACACTGGCTCCAAGCATCGCGGCGGCTACTCCAGACCTCGCGGTGAGATACACGCAGGAGGTCAAGAGTCTAGGTGAGAGCTGGACTTTCGGGAAGCTCATCGCAATTCTACGGTCGGTATGGGTCACCAAGCCGACGGCCGGCACCGATGTGTGGGTGGGCGTGGCGGTCACCGACGACGCGGACCCTACAGTCTCTGCTTGTCGTGGGTTTGGGGCCGCCATGTCGCTGAATGCGGATGGTACGACACAGCTTCGGATGATCCGCAAGTCTACAAGCTGGTCTCTCAACACTGGCGCCGCAGACGCCATAGGTACCGATTCGGTACTTTTCACGATCACCTTTCAGGGCGATGTCTCGCCGGACACCTCCTATCGGTACTCATCCTCGGTCGGTGTGGACTCGTCTGGTGGCGGACTCACCAATGCGGAGCGCCTCGACACAAACAACCACACCGGGTTCAACTTCGAAAACGGAGCCTGGATTCACCTTTTCGCCGGACGTACAGCCGGCGATGGCATCGCGCCCAACAACGTGGCCGAGACTGTAGGCTTCCGCGGCCTCGCGTCGCTCATCGGCGCCGACCTCTCAGACCGAGTAGGAGTCGCACCATGATCTCTCTTCTCTCCCTGGCCATGGCCCAGACCCCCACCGTTCCATTCACGGTCCTCCGCCCCGAGTGGTGGGGCGCCGTCGCGGACGACGGGCAGGACGACTACCCCGGCTTCCGGGCCATGGTCACAGTCGCCAACGCACTTGGCAAGGACGTAATCGTCCAGCTCCAGCCGGGCGAGTACCAGATCGACCAGTACCGGCGACAGGACGACCCGGACAGCCCCGATCAGCTCCGTTTCGAGTTGATTCAGGGACTCTCCGTCGAGGGCAATGGTGCAACGATTCGTAGCTTCGGAGCATACAATCGTCGGGCCGGGGTCAAATATCCAAGAAAGAGCCCGGACAACTCGATCAGCCTTCTCACCTTCTCTCGCGTCACCTCCCTCCGGGTCAGCGACATCACGGTGCTAGGCGGCGTGCAGGACATGACACGAGACTCCGGCGTGGCGGAAAACGGAGGCAATAACGGCGTTTCTCTGTCCTCTGTCACCGGAGCAGTGATCACCGATGTCGAGTCCTCCTACTGGGCGGCGGATGGCTTCTACTTCGGCGCTGGCTCCAAGGTGGCTGGCGTCTACACCGCCTCGAAGGACATCCAGATGCGGCGTATCAAGGCATGGCACAATCGCAGGCAGGGTATGAGCATCATCCAGGCGGCAGGCGTGCTCTGCGAGGATTGCGATCTCTCCTACACCGGCTCGGATATGCCCTACGGCGCGCACAATCCGCGCGCCGGGGTAGACATCGAGCCTCATCGCCGCGAGTGCGGGCACCCAGCGCTAGCAGAGGGGGATGTATGCGTCGATGTCATCACCGGGGGGATCACCTTCATCCGGCCAGTGCTCAAGCAAAACAAGGGTTTCTGCTTCGTTTCCGAGGACACCAATAAGGTCGACGACGTGACGATCAAGGACATCTTCTGCGAGGTCGACCCGACTACCAATGGGGGCTCGGGGATGCTGGTATCGGTCCGCAACGGGCTGGTAGACGGTGGCCACGTCGACCTGGCCCGTCGTAAGTGGTACCTCACCTTCAAGAATGACTTCAAATACTTCGCATCCGACACCGTGATTCGGAACGTCGACATTACAGGGTCGGGATTCAATCTGTACTATGGACCCACGGCCTACCTGACAAAGACAGTCGCGCTGGAGAATGTCGACTACACAGCAAAGGTCGATGGCGCACCGTGGCCAAGCTACCTTATCTCCATCGGCGAAGGCCCATTCTCGTGGACTGGAGGGACGATCACAATCCCCGCAGACGGCCACGACCTCAAGAGCTACGACTACATAGCCAGGCTGCGCGGGGACTGGACAGACGTGACCTTCTCGACTGACCTGGACCCCGATTCTGGGCTCTGGTATTCGCTCTCTGCCGGTGCCGCGAGCCTTTGCCGAGTGTCGATGGCTGGTCCTCCAGGCGGCGTCAACGTGGGGACCAAGCTACGTAAGGCTCCGGTGCTCTACTCCGACGGGTGCGCGCCGTGAGCCCCCTGACCTGGTCACAACCGGCCCTTCATTCTGACACTGCCACGCGGGGATCAACAGGTCTTCGTTCGCGCTCCGCCCGCCCACACGCCACAATGGAGGCATGACATGTCCGCCGCACTCACCATCGCCGAGTGGTCTACCCTCGCCGAAATTGCCCGCCGCTCTGGAGAGTCGGATCTCGCCGACCGGGTGCTCATCGCCAGCACGTCGGACCCGCTCGTGGTGACCATGCGGGATGTGGTCGACGAGATCCGGGGGATGCGTCAGGAGTCCCGAGAGGGCTTCGAGCGCTTGTCCCGAGAGATACACGAGCTTCGTGACAGCTCCCCGCCGGGGACACCTGTACCTCTCCCACCGTCCTCGGTGCGGGAGCCGGTCACCTCTCGAATGTGGTCGGTGGTCGAGGACAACCCGCGCAACGCGGCAATCGTGCTGCTGCTGGCGCTGTCCATCATCGTGGGCGGGCCGCAGACGGTTGGACGGCTGATGGACTACGCGCTCGGTCCGGTGCCGGAGGTGCAGACCACGGTCACGATCCCGGTGCCGGCCCCGATGCCGATGCCGGTACCGATGAGCCTTGAGATCCCCCGCACTGAGGAAACGCCATGAAGCTCGCCATCGTCGTTGGTCATCGCAAGAGCGCCCAAGGGGCCACTGCCGTTGATGGCGTGCAGGAGTGGAGCTGGAATCGCCCGCTCGCTGATCAGATCGCGGCGGGCGCGACGGCGCTGGGGCATGACGTGCGAGTCTTCTACCGGCCGGACCGATCGGGCTACTCGAAAGCCATGGGCGAGCTGGTGAGTGAGGTCAACGCCTACGCTCCCGACCTCGTGCTCTCGCTCCACTTCGATTCGTCCACTGACACGAGCTTTCGCGGGGCGAGCGCGCTCCACTGGCCAGGCTCGAAGGCCGGGCGCATGTGGGCCGTGCAGCTCTCGGCAGCAGTCGCCAGGGCGGCGGGTATCCGGTCTCGAGGAGCCATCGCCCAGGTGGAAAGCTGGGCAGGCTCGCCGCTGTACATCCTCCGAGACACGGTGGCCCCGGCGGTCATCATCGAGTCGCACTTCGGGAGCAATGCAGCCGACCACGTGAAGGCTACGGCTGCCCGGGACTCCGGCGATCTCGCCAGGGCCATCGTGGGCGTGTTGCCATGATGGCAAAGTTGCCACGCTGGGCGCTCATGGTCTGGTCTGTGGCGGTCGTGCTGCTGGTTGCGCTGCTGGTTGCGCTGCTGCTCACCACGGGCTCGGTTCCGGAGAGGCTCGCGCTCATTGCCGTGGGCGCGGCTGCTGCTGAGGCTAGAGCTGCACGGAGGTCGAGGCGCTCTTCGCGTGCTGAGCTCGAGCAGCTCGCGGACGCGGACAGGGATGGGGATCTCCGCGCTGAGGTCGAAGCCAAGCTGGCCGACGCCGGCGATGTGGATGAGGTTCCCCTCGACGAGCTCGTCGACCAGGAGCAGGAACGGGGGCGGGGATGATGCTCCTGTCCCTGGCGCTGGCCGCCGATGTGGTCGATGCCGGCGCCGTGCTCGAGGTCAAGGGGCCGGCCGTGGTGCTCGATGAGCGCGCGTACCGCGACTACGTCCGCGACTCCCGGAGGCTGGCGGTCTGTGGCGAGTCGCTCGACGATGCCCTCGACGCCCTCGACGCCAGCAGGAAGCGCACGGCACGGGCGGTCGAGATCGCGCGAGCCCAGATGGACGCGGACGAGGATGCGGCGGCCGTGCAGGCGGAGGCGGTCGAGCAGCTCACCGAGGCGCTCGAGAAGTCGGAGCGCCGACGGTCGAGGCTGGTCGGTCAGCGGTCGGTGTTGCTTGGCGTGGTGGCCGGAGTCGTGGCGGGGGCATCGGTGACTGTATTGGCGCGGTGACTTTGATCCACGACTACCTCCGCGCTGACCTCCGTCGGGGTCAGCATCCAGTCGACCCGTAGTCCCCACTCCTGCTCCAGGTGCTCGAGCCACTTAGACAGGGTAGCCAGCTTGACTCCGGCCCGCTGGCCATTGACCCACCGCTGTCGCGAGATGCCGAGCATGAGCGCTACAGTGGACGGACTTGGCTCGCCGATGTACTTGACAAGGGCTCGAGCGACTGCCCGAATGAGGCGCTGCTCGGGGGTCATGAGTCATCTCCTGTCGCGGTGATGCCCGGAATGGGCCGCGCACTGATTGGCCCCTCGTACTTCTCTACCCACACAGCATCGGTATCACCGAGGATCTGCTTCAGCCTGGCCTCCGCCTCCGCTCGGGTGCCGTACTGGCCGATGATACGGGTGTTGGGGCCGATGCCGATGGAGGCCGTCCATGCCGACCACGGGGCGACGGCGTCGATGTCGGTGATTGTGCAGGCTCGGATCGCCTGGTCCAGAGGCAGCCCTCGCGCCTCCAGATCGGTAAGCGCGCGTCCGATGGACGGGTAGGTGTGCGGGCCGGGACTCATCGGAACATCCAGGGATAGCGCAATTTCTGTGGGCACGTAGACGCTGACCCGGGCAGGCTCGCCGGGGTGGTGGACGTGGCTAATTATTGCGTAGGTGGGCATTACTCGCCCCTCATCCGCCGGAGCCTGGACGATGCCAGACCCCTACGACGGGTCGAAGACTCCCAGACCGCATTGGTGACGTAGCCCCCATGCCTGGGATGCCAGTGGGCGGCGCTGTCGCCGGTGCCGTACCGGACCCAGCCGTCCTCATAGACGCCGATGGGGCAGGGCCCCGGGTCGTACCAGTGCTGGAGCGGCGGCGAAGGGGCATGACCGTCAATGCGTTCGTATTCCGCATCGATCTGGCGGCGCCGTGCGAGCTCGCGAGCATCTGCCCGAGCCTCGGCGCTCTCGAGCAGTCGAGTACGCTCCTGTGCGGACGGCTCCCCGAGCCCGGCCCCGGCCCGGAGATCCAACTCCTTGACGAGTTCCGCCGGTACCCAACCGCCTGCGGCGTTGGCGGCGTTTGCGAAGTCGAGGAATGTCGCAGCGGGGACCACGCCCACCACGCGCACCTCGCAAGCCGACTCCGAGTATCGGGGGTCGAGCCGGCGCGATGCGCGACGCTCAGCCCGCTCCATAGCCACGACGCGTTGCCGCTCGGCTTCGATCTCGGGCGCAAGGACTCTTTCGATCAGGCTTGTTCTGCTCATGACCTCTCTCCTCGCCCCATTCCCAGGAGCATCCCCCATCCATGCAGGGGGCGGGCTGGCCCGGTCCATCCAGGTCAGTGCAGGCGGTACAGGCCCCGCCCTCGGCTATCTCCGCATGAGATCCGCGATCTCCACGGCCTCTGCGGTCGCCTCGGTCTCTGAGGCGTACCAGGTGATGTCCCGGTCGTGCGCCTCTTCATAGACTACGGCCCACCATCCGCCAGGTCCGCGTGCCACGTGGACGGACCACGGCTCGCCGGCAGTCCCCGAGGCATGGTAGACCTCAGGCAGATCACTCGGGTCTAGGTCGGTGACGGTGATAATAGGGCAGATGGCTTCGTTGGTGCTCATGACGTCTCTCCTGTGCCCACGTAGGGGCTGTGAATATGGGGTCCGTTGCGGCGCACCGGTGGACCAGTCCGGCTGAACGTCGGAGTCCGACTGCGCCTACCAGATACACTCTGGATGGGTGGGCCTATTCTGGGGACCGGCGGCCAACCGGTACGTGAACGGCGCATGGGGCATCACTCCCATGCGTCGCGCCCCAGAGTCTAGAGTTCAATGAGCGAATCATCGCTAATGCGCTGCCACAGCGCACCCACAATGGGGCCCCTCGACTCATCGGCCTCGGACGCCACGAGCCTGATATCGAGTCCGGTCTCCTCTTCGATGTCGGCGACGGCATCGTCGTCGACAGCCTCGTCCGCGTGGATGCGGACTGGCCCGAGGGCGTCGACAGCCTCGTCCGCGTGGATGCAGACTGGCCCGAGGGCGTCCGCCACATCTCCGCAGGACACAGCGTCCCCCCACGGACGCTCGAGGTCGCGAGCCTTGCTGATCTCGCGGATGTACTCGACGAGGTCGCCCTCGCGGTACGCCCCAATCGCGTCTACGAGATGCTGGCGGAACGCGGTGACAGCCTCGACTGCTCGGCGAGCGTAGTCGATCAGAACAAGGGCTGAATCCTCTGGGATGTCGCAGTCGAGGTCAAGGGCCTCGAGCACAGCGTCATCGTCGTAGGGGTGCTCACCGAACAGCTCAACGAGCTGCTCGACAGAAGCGATGGGGTGCGTCCAATCTCCGTCCTCACCAGTGGAGTATCCGAGGTCTGATACCCACCCGACCACTGAAGGAATGGACTTGAGGGCTGCGTCGGCGAGGATGTTGGTGTCGTAGACCATGATGTTCTCCAATGCCCCCGTGGGGGCGGTTGTGCCGGGGGTTCCTCCCTCCGACACAATAGTAATATCCGGTTGTGTTCCGTGCGCAACAAATTTGTTGCTGAAGTTGGATCACCGGTCGCCGTGCCTGGGGGGCTGGTCGTCAGCCTGTGACGATGGTGGTGGGTTGGTGCCACCGCCCGCCTTGAGCACCCGCAGCAACTCAGCGATTACAGGCCGTGCGCTCCACGGGTTCGCAACCCACCGATCCCCATACCTCGCCATGAGCATAACACCCGTAACACACCGATCGTTCGCGAGGATGACATACTCTCGTGCCACATCAGCGTGGTCATCTTCGCGGAGGTCGTCAGGAGGCGACCAGCGCCACAGCTCATCCATGCGGTCGAACGCGTCGCTGTCGTCTGGATACGCTCGACCGATCATGAGGCGTCCCTCTCTGGTGCGGCATCGCCGTCCTGTGACGATGGCTCGTGGGCAATCCCGAGTACGGTGTCCATGGCCGCCAACACGGCCTCTGTTTCGCCCGCGCGCAGGAGTTCGGCAGCGCTGCGCGTCAGCGCGCGGTACGACTTGACGTCCTGCTCCAGATAGTCACGCTGCTGGGTGAGCGTGACCCGCTCCACAGTGAGCTTTCCGGCGAGCTGGGCAAGGCTATCGAGACGGGTAGCGAGATGATCGACCACATCCTTCGGGGTGGCGTGCCGGATGGCCTGGTCGAGCGTGGCGCGCGTGTATGGCGTGATGAGCTCCTCCAGCACGGCCAGGCCGATGGCGGCGAGTCGGCGGGTGGTGGCGTCGGTCATGTCGTCCTCTCTTTGTTGCGTCATCCCCTCACCCTCCTCATCCGCCTCAGAAGGCTCGCACTCTCCACAGGGTCGGCAGGCTCGCCGTCCGCCTGGCGCCTGAGCAGTCGTCCGACGGCGCGGAGAACGTCGTCGATAGACTCGGGCTCTGGCTGTGGTAGGCGGTCGTAGCGGGGATCGTGGCGGAGGGGGCGTGTCATGGCTCACCCCCCGATGCCGCCCGAAGCGCCGCCAAGTCCCCAGGCCACGGGATGCATCCAATGACCACCTGCGTAGGTAGAGAGCGCTCTACGCCCGCGACCTCGGCCGAGCCGGAGGGGGTGATGGGCGAGTAGCCATTCCGCTCGTGCTCTCCGATGTCTCCCTTGACGAAGCGCTCCCAGACACCACACTCGTGCATCCGTACCACGTCGGTGATGACCGTCTCGGCCACGTCCTGGCGGATGAGGCGGGCAACGAAGACCCGGCCTGAGAGTAGCTCGACAAGCACTGTGGACCCTGACTTGATTTCTGTACTCACTGCTTTCCTCCAGTATTCTTTCCTCGACCCCGACCCCGACCACGACCCCGACCACGACCCCGACCCCGACACCGACCCCGACACCGACCCCGACCACGACCCCGACCACGACCCCGACCCCGACACCGACCCCGACCACGACCCCGACCCCGACCCCGACCACGACCCCGACCCCGACACCGACACCGACCCCGACCCCGACCACGACCCCGGCCCCGACAACTGCCACAACATCGCTGCCCTCTCCAGCGGCGTACGCCCATGCTCATCCGCCAGTCCCTGCTCCTCGTGCAGGTCGTGATAGACGGCCATCTGATCTGCGAATGTGCTCATCACTCCTCCATCCGCATCACAGCCGCCCACGAACTTTCACCCACATGTGGCCTCACCCACACCACGTCATCCGCGCCATCGAGTACCTGCTTGAGCGGCGCGACTTAGCCAAGCTCCACCTCCCCGCGCTCCTTGCGGAGCCGCCAGCACGCTCGCGCCCACGCGGTGATCTCTTCTTCGACCGAGCCACCAGGTGCCCGGATGCGCTCGATCAGGCAGACCAGGTCTCGTCCGGCTGCCAACACTTCGTCGGTGAACTCGGCGAGCTCCGCACGGGTTGCTTGCACGGCCTGGTCGCGCTCGTGGGTGAGGCGCTCGATCTCACGGCGCAGCGCTGCGGTCTCGGCCCCCACGCCTTGCGGGGCGATCACGCCGCACCATCCAGCGCTTCGCCACTCCTGGCGCCCTCGACGGACGACATGTAGCGCGACAGGGCATCGACGAGCGCATCGGGGCCGGAACCGACCCACGCGGCAGTGCTCTCCCGGTTCCATGCGGAGACCAGGAGATCGAGCACCCGCAGCGCGTGAGCATCGACCAGCACCTGTCCGGACTCGATGGTGTATCCGGGGTGGCGCAGGAGCTGACCGGCGCTCGACAGAGTCTCTGCGGCGCGCTCGCCGAAGTCTTCGGGGTTCCCTTGGCAGAGCACGCACCGGCGCATGTAGCTTTGCGCGGCTGACCGGTACCATCCGCAGCACCGGGGGTCGGGGCAGTTCGCGGTTTCCACGTCCAGCGTACCCAGGCGCTCCCGGAAGGCTTCGCGGCCCTCGATGGAGAGCTCGGCCGCCCGGACATGATCGAGTGCTGCTGCCGGTGCGGAGTTGATGGCGTCCACCTGGTTGGGGGCCGCCCCGATGTTGCGGGCGATCTCCCAATTGGAGGGCGGGGTGGACGCGATCTTGTCCAGCTCCTCCTGCCTGACAGCCTCGGCCTGGGCCATCAGGGCAGGGCGCCCATGAAACAGGCCGCCCTTCTCGGTGTGGCGGTCGATGGCGTACTGACCCAGCGAGCTGATCGACCTGGCCACCCGCCAGACGCCCATCAGGCCCAGCCGGTCCGGGCACTCTGCGGAGGCAATCGCGGCCTCGAGGTCCTCCACCGTGTCGAGGACCGCACATCGCTCCACACTCTTGGGCAGGTCGTCATCCTCGGGCCACGGCCAGGGGCCGTTGGCGAGCTCGTAGAGTCGCTCTGTGATGGCGGCAGGAACAGAGCCGGTCGAGAAGTAGCTCCCCGCGGCCTTGTCGATCTCCTCGAGGGTGGCGGACAGTCGGATGCTCTCGATGGTGCCACGACACCAGGCCTGATCGTTGAGTAGGGCCTGCCAGCGCTTCGACGGGATGCCGTCGATGTGCTCGAGGATGGCATTCGTGAGCTGCCCGCCTCGCTTGAGACGGAAGTGCTTGCGGAGGTTGTTGACCGCCGCATGGCTCACGCCGGCGAGCTCGCCGAGATCCCGGCTCGACATCGCGCACCATTCCGCGTCCTGAAGCAGCGCGACGATGGCCCGTCGCTTGTCCTCTCGGCTCCGCTTGAGGCCGTGCCTGGCGTTGGCCTTGATCGCGGCGAGCATCGCTTCGCGGCGATTGCCGTCGCGGACGTCGACCTCGACTTCGGTGAGCTTGGCCTGGCTTGCCGCGTGGCCTCGATGCCATCCATCCACGACCAGGAGCTGGCCGTCGACGCGGAACGCGGTGATGGGCGGGAACACCTCGCCGGCGGCCATGGCCTCGGCGTACTCATCGACGGTGTCCTGGTCGAGCCCGACTCGGCACTGAAGCGCGGGGTCGAAGACCAACTCGGTGGTGGAAACTTTTCCGATCATGATGCCTCCCGGAACTCGCTGGCAGCAGCGAGGGCGTGGTCATTGGTGGTGGTGAGGGTGATGCAGGGCACGGGCCGCGGGAGGATCTGGCCCCCCACGTCCTGGGTGCAGTCGATGAACAGGGGCAGCTTGGGTGCCTTGGCGGCCCGTCGGAGCCCTGTGCGGAGCCACACATCGGCGACGACCTGGCGGCCGGTGCTGGCGAGGTGCCAAGGCCGGCCATCGACGAGCACGGCTGCGCCGCCCTTCTCGTTGAGTTCGAGGGTGACCGGCCCGAGGTCACCGAGGGCGCCGAGCTGGCGGCGGACCGACTCGGAGGGCTCACGCCGCACCGCGGCGACCAAGGCCTCGAGGCGCTCCAGCTCGATGGTCAGCTCTGCGATCTCGCCGCCGGCGGTCGCGATCTGCCGCTCGACCATCGCGATGTCCTCGCGGAGCTGGCGGGCCGCGCCATCCGCGTGCTCGTGGTCGGCGAGCACTGCTTTCGCCTGGGCGATCAGGTCCGCTGGCGGACGAGGCGACGAGGGCTCGGGTGGCGCCGGGACCTCTGCCGGGATCGGGGGACGACGGCCGAGCGCCTTCCGCTCACGGTCCCACTGGACCCCCGGCGAGCTCGATGCGTCGGCGAGCTGCATCGTCGCCTGGCTCACCCGCTCGTCGGCTGCCTTGACCGCTTCCTTTGCGGTCTTGACCTCCGGCCCGATGGCATCAAGGCGCGCCTTTGCCTTCTCGGCCCGCTCGCTCTCGAGCTTCACCAGGCGCTCCTGCTCCCGGATGAACTCCGCCTCGGCGGCCGCGACAGCTTCGGCGGCCTCGCTGGCCTCGCGCTGCACTGCCGCGAGTGCACCGTCCCATCCCGGGCGCTGGCATGTAGGGCAGACATCCGAGACCGCCTCGAGAGCCTGCTGCGCGTCGATCTGGCGGCGCTTCGCCCGATTGATCGAGTCCGACATATGCCGCGGCGGATGGCCGACCTGACGGGGCTTGACTGCGTCCTCCAGATCGGAGCGCTCACGCTCTAGCGTATCGAGCGTCTTGACCGCCTCGCGGGCTCTACGGTTCGCCGAGTCCCGCGCCTTGCCCAGCGCGTCGAGGTTGGCTTCGTCTGCCGGCCGATCGCCAAGCGCTGCGAGTCTCGCGTCCCACTGTCCTGCCCGCTCCCATGCGAGGTACACCGCCTTCCCGGATTCCAGGGCACGGGCTCGCCCGGCGTCTCCCGCTGCCCATGCCTTCTCGACTCGGAGGGTCTCGATGGACTCCGCGACGGATGCCGCGTCCGGGCGCTCTTTGACTTCGGTCTCGTCCAGCTCCGTCCGGCTCTCCTCCAGGCCTACGAGCTTGCCCTTTGCCCGCTCGAGGTGCTGCCGGCATCGGCGCCGGAGGTCGATGGCGTCGGTCTGGTTGATCGGGTCGTGGGGACCAAGCTCGAAGCCGAGCTCGTTCATGATCTCCGCGATGATCTCCCGCTTGGTTCCGATGGTTGGGAGCGCCTCGTTGAGGAGATTCCGGAACTCGCGTCCGCCGCCGGCGGTGAACGTGAGCGGCAGCCAGGCCAGCGGAACCAGGATCGTGCGGAGCACATCGATCTTGCCGCCCATCCACTTCAGCGCGCCCAGCCAGTCCTTCTCGGTCCGGTATTCGTGGGTCGAGCCGTCGCGCTTGGTCATCTGCCGGAAGGTCTTGCCTCGGCCCTTCTCCGTCTTCGTGAGCGTCCGGGTCAGGGTGGTGCCGCTCCGAAGGGTGAGGTCGACGCGGACCTCGTCGCATCCATCCCGGATGGCCCGGACATCCAGCGCCTTGCCGGTGCGGCCCTGCCCCCACATGGCGAAGCAGATGGCATCGATCACGGTGGACTTGCCGGCCTCGCTGGGCCCCGTGAACGAGGTACAACCGGCCGCGTCCATGTTCAGAGCGGTGTGCGTATGCGGCCCCAGGCCGCGGATTTCGATGTGGGTATACATCAGGGGTCCTCCTCTTCGTCGTAGGTGAGATCAGGCTCAGGAATGGTTCGCTCGGGCGCGGGGGCCCGCTGTTCTTGGCGGGCCGGGATCGGCTCCCTGGTGGGCTCGACTCCAGCGAGCTCGTCCTCATCGAAGACCGGGTCCTCGCTGATGGCCGGGAGGTCCTCGGCGTCGATGACGACTCGGTCATCACGGACGACCACCGGCGCGCCGTGCTCGACCGCGAATTCTGTTGAGAGCAGCTCCCACAGGTCGCGGGACTTCGGCGCGCGCTTGAGGGCGCGATTGATCACGCTCCGGCGCCGCATCTCGTCCGGCCAGTTCTTGTACGCCGGCGACAGCTTGCCGCGGTTCCGGCGGGCGGAGTCATCGCGGATCTGCTCGAAGTCACGCTCGGTGAGCAGCTCGACGAGCGGGTCTGTCATCCCCTTGACGCCGATACTTGCCCAGGTGCAGAGCACCTTCCCGCGGTCCCTGCGCAGCTCCGGCTGGTGGGAGATCGTACCGCTGGCGAGGTCCAGGGCGAACTGGTCGTTTTCGTAGACCACTGCCGAGCGGATGAACGCGATCCGACCGGACCGATAGGCGAGCTCGATCTTCCCCTGCGCGCCGATCATTGGCGTGCACTTGCTCTTGAACGGGACCAGGAACGCCTGCTGTCCATGACCCCCGATCTCGAGCCCGAGGTTCAGGATGTACAACACCGAGCTGTAGACCGATTGCGGATCCGCATTCCGGAGCGTCCGGTTCGACGCGAGCGCCATGGCGACGCTGGTGCGGATGTTCTCCCACGCGAGGATCCCCCGCATGGTCTTGGGAATGACCCGCAGGATTGTGTCCTGTCGAGAGTCGAGTAGAGCCAGGGCCGCTTTCATTGGGCCTCCTTGGTGATGGTGAGTTTGTTGCGGTTCCAGCGGACCTTCCCGCCGGCCCATCGCAGGCCGGGGGCGTCGCCGATGGAGGCGCGAAGGATGTTCCGCTGACGCTTGGCGTCGGCGGTGATGTCGGCGATCACGCGCTCGGTGCGCACGATGTCGTCGCAGAGCGCGACCTCGTTGGGAGTGGCGATCCGGAAGTCGGCGTAGCTCTTGCCGGCCTCTCTGGGATGCAGCTCGCGGAGCCCCCGTGAGCACTCCGTGGAGTCATCGATCGGCGGATGCTCGCCCTCGATGATGTGCCGGTCCCACCAGGTGGTTACCGCGTCGAGCAGGCGGCGCTCGATGTCCTCGTCGCGGTGGATGGTGTAGAGCTTCCGCACCGGGACCTGGCGGAAGAAGGCCGCAACGTGCCACTCGTCGACATCCGTCACGGCCATGCACGCCCGGGCCTGGAGCTCGTAGTAGAGCGGCGGCGCGTCCCAGGGTCGGTAGCCGTGAGCGACCTTGCATTCGACGCCCTCCCAGATCCACGCCGACTGCCCCTTGAAGCAGATCATGCCGTCGGGTGTCGTACGGAGCGGGGCAGTCGGGTGCGCGACGGACCGCGACATCGGGGTGACCGAGTCGGCGCCGGCGACATCGGCGGCCCATTCGAGCAGCGGACCTTCCAGCCAGTGCCCGATCTGCATCTGCGCCGAGCCCTCGTATTCGTCCGGCTCTCCTCGCTTGCTCGCCCAGACGTGCCACTCCCCGCCCCAGGGCGAGCAGTCCACGGCCGGGTCGCCTCCGACAGCCGCGACGATGCTCGGGATCTGCCCGAGGTCGGAGCCGCCCAAGCCGAGCTGGCGGTCGCGAAGCCATTCGAGCCGGCTCACTTCTGCACCACGAGCTCGCCCGGGGCAGCCAGGGCCTGCACGAGATCATCGCGCAGCTCATCGATGAGGCGGTCCTGAAGCTCGACCTGCTCCGCCAGCCCCGCGTTCGCGTTGCGCAAGGCCGCGAGCTCGGCCAGGTACTTCTGCGCGACCGCGTACCAGTAGGCGGACTGGGTTTCGCCGTTGGCAAGGTTGCCACTCATCGCCCCACCGCCTTCGACACCGCGACGAGCGCGAAGAGGGACAGGGACAGCACCTCGAGAATGATCGCGTCCATCAGTTGCCCGCCTTCATCGCGGCGGCGAGCATGTCTCGCTGGACCCGGGCGCTCCGGTCGGCGTGCCGGAGCCTCATCAGGTAGTGGTCGACCTCGGTTCGGAGCTGGGCGATCCGCTCCAAGAGGGCGGCGGCGTTGCGGTCAGCCGCTACGAGGTCGGCCGCGAGGCGCTCGTTGTCCGCTTGCAATTCGCCGACCTGGGCGAGTAGCTCGGAGCGGGAGCGGGGGCGCTCCTTGAGGACGGTGTAGCCGGCGTCGACGAGGGCTTTCTCGGCGGCGCAGCGGGGGCTTGGTGTTGGGGCTGAACAGGACATGTGCTCTCCGCAAGTTTGTCTTGCGAGACCACTGTAAAGGTGTCCAGTTCTGGCGGCAAGTTAAACTTGCGACTTTCAGCGCATGAGGCCCAATCGCTCCATCATGGTAGCGATGATCTCCTGATCGTCCGGCGCAGCCATCTCGAACGCTCGGGCCAAATCGATGGTCCTTGGCGCCAGCAATGCGATCTCTCTTGACGAGTTCACCTCGACGAGGTCGACCACAAGCTGCATTCCCAGGACCCGGGCCCAAGAGGCGAACTTATCAATGCTCGGATGGGTCTCGAAGTTCTCCCATTGGCGTACCGCTTCGCCGGAGAGCTTCGCGCGCTCGATGTCCTCTGCGATCTTGTTGGCCGCCTTCTGGAGCGACCATCCGCGATCTTCACGTTTCGCTTTGAGGATCCGCCTCAAAGCCCTGCTTCTGCCTGTTCGTTCCTGCACCATGCTCCCAATGTATCGGGTTCCGCGCAAGTTAGACTTGCGGGGCTTGGGGTCATCGAGTAGAACCATCACAAGTATCTCTTGTACGGGGTGTCCGGGTGAAGTTCAACACGGTGGCGAACTGGTTCAAAGCTAAGTTGGAATCGATAGGATCCCCTCGGGTCGACGATCTCCGAAGCCAGCTCGCCGAGCTCGGCGTGGACGTGTCTCCGACGACGATCGCGAACTGGAAGCACGGCCACAACACGCCGAAGCCGCAGCACCTCGCTGGCTTGTTCGAGTTCTTCTCTGCCAGCGAGTATGAGCGGAACGAGGTTCGCATCATGTGGATGCGCGAACGCGAGTCGGCCGGAACGACGCGGGCCGCGGACGCAGCGTGAACCCTCTACGGAAACCGCATGATGAATGCGCCGCCGGTCATGCTGCCGCGCTCGGTCAGGCTCTGCTCGTCGATGGCCTGGCCCTGGGGAGCGACACCGGCGCCTTCCAGCGTCGCCTCGGCGAAGCGCTGGCCGACAACGAGCTGACCCCTGACGAGCTCGACGAGCTCGACGAGCTCGAAGAGCTGCTCGGGTGCCTGGCTGATCGCGTCGCCACGATGCGCGCCGCCTTTCTCGCCATGCGGCGCGGAGAGTCGGTGCGCGAAGTGAGGTCCTGATGTTCGCCTTTGGTGTGCTCGTTGGATTCACCCTGGCCGTAAGCGGCCTCACCCTTACCTGGTGGCTCGCGTAGCCGCCCAACCCGGAGGACTCATGTCCAGTTTCCGAATGGAGGTCGGGCGATTGTCGCTCGGCAATATTTCCAGTCAGCTCGAGGAGCAGTTTCAGCATGCTCTTGCCGAGATCGTCGAGCACTTCGCCGACGAGACCATCCGCCTTCAGCCGAACAGCCGCTCGGCCGAGGTCACCATCAAGCTGAAGTTCACCCATGAGATCGACTCCCGCGCGACCTTCGTGACGACCTCCGTCTCGTCGAAGCTGCCGAAGTACCGGCAGGTGAGCCGTCCGCTCGTGCTGCCTCGCGGCGGCGCGCACATCCTCATTGAGAAGGAAGACGTTCAGGACAACCTCTTCGCGACGCAGGTGGACCAATGATCCGGGAAGCCATCCAGTACATCGCGGCCATGTCCGGGCCATCCGTACACACGGCGAACAACGGCCAGGTGGCGATCACCCGGTCGGACTCTCAGGCCATCGAGTACCTGACCACCCCCGCCCGTCGTCGCGCTCACGTGCTCTACGACCTGGCGGACTTCAGCGACTTCATCCAGTCCCGGGCGGACTCGACGGCGGATGTCATCTTCGACTCGTCGAAGCACCGAGCGGTAGCGGACTTCGCACCCGGACAGCAGGTCGCGGCGTCCGATGTGATCTCGTGCCAGATCCAGAAGCATCCACGTCTGGCGCGGTGGCTGTCCGTCTTCGGACAGCAGCTCGAGCACAAGGAGTTCTATCGGCTGTTTGCTACGGCCGACGATGCGGACTTCAGCGGACTCGACGAGGTCGCCGGAGCCACGGTGCGTGAGCTGATCGCGTCGAACTCGCGGCAGCTCCAGGTGAACAAGAGCAAGGACTTCAGCACCGAGCTCGACCCGCGCGGCTTCTACAAGGTCCGGTCGCAGAACGACGCGAACCAGATCACCATCAAGTTCCCGACCGAGTTCACCCTGTTCCTGCCTTGGTACATCGGGCGCGAGCTCGAGGACATCGGCTATGCGATCTCGGTGCTGATCGAGGTGGAGCTCGACGAGAAGCGCGGTGTGGTCTTCACGCTTCGCGCCCCGTCGCTGAAGCTGACCGAGCAGCAGGCTGCGCGGGATGCCGTCGGCCTGCTCCGGAAGTGGCTCCCTGACGACTGGCTGGTCGTCCAGGGCATGCACGACGCCAAAGAGGTCGAGGTCTACTGATGGCCATCGGGCAGCCACACGATGAGCTCGAGAGGCACTTCACTCCAGAGCGCCTCGCCGAGCTTTGCATCGATCGCTTGCAGAGCTGGCACGAACCCATCGTGATCGAGCCGTCCGTCGGCGACGGCGCGTTCATTCCAGCTGCCCGGCGTCGGTGGCCTGGCTGCTCCATCATCGGGATCGACATCGACTACGGGGCCAAGGGTTTGCACCTGGTGGACTACGCGATTGTCGAGCCCTTCGAGCAGGTGTCCGTCCTGGAGCTCCGCCGCCTCGTGCGCGAGCTCGAGCGCCAACGGGGCAGGCATCGCCCTCTGATCTCCATCGGGAACTCGCCTTTCTCGATCGCCGCCTCCCACCTACAGCAAGCCTTTCGCATCGGGTGCGTCGAGGTGTCCTCTATTCTTCCTCTTGCTGTCGGTGAGGGCTGCGGACAGTGGAAGGACATGGTCGACCATCATCCGCCGGAGTGGGTCGATCCCATCGAGGGGCGGCCCTGGCCGGCCATCGTCCGCGGAACCGGTCAATGGACCTGGAGCCGCTTCCCCGGTCAGTACCGCTGGCGGCCCATGATCCGGGGATGGCGGTGATGCACGACCACCGCGATCTCGTCGAGTGGCGCTACCTCCTCGAGGAGCGCATCGGAATGCTGCTCAACGACGGCATGCCCGAGCCGGAGGCCGAGGTGATCGGCCGCGAAATCGTCGAGCAGCTCTATCGCGACTCGAAGGGGGCCCGATGATCTGCGAGTTCTGCCTCGGTCTTGCCACCTGCGAAGTGACGGCCCCCAATCGCTTCCGGGTGCCCGAGTGGCATCGGGTCTGCACTCGCCACCTCGAGGAGCACCAGAAGGCGTATCCGTCGACGGTGACGCGCCCTCTGCCCTCCAATCGGCCGCCACCGGACGCCACTTCGTTTCGAGTCAAACCAACCCAGGAGCCACAAATGCCCACCTTGAAGGAACAAATACTAGAGTTCATCCGAACGAATCCGAACGCCAAGTCGGTCGAGATCGCAGACGGGCTCTCTACCCAGGCTCGGGTGATCTCTTCCATGCTGACCCAGCTGTACCGGACCGGCATGGTCCGAAGGCTCGGCGAGCGTGCTCATGGCTATCGATACACCATTTCGGGGGCGTCAGGCTCTCCTTCCAAGTCCATCACTCCCGCGGTGACGCCCCCGAAGGCTACGCATCCGTGTGGTGATGGCCCGACTGCTCCGGTCGGTAACCCGTCCTCGTTGCAAGGTCGGGAGGAGCGCGTGGTGCCCGAGACGCACCCACCAGGAGAGGATGCCCCCGCGTCTTCTCCTGGTGTCCCACCTCGGGCACGATCGAAGGACGTGCCCTCTCTTGGTGCTCCACAGCAGCAACGTACGAAAGACGTACTGCATATGGAGTGCAGCGTTCGCATGGTCCCTCCAGGGAAGGTGACGCTCCGTCAGATCGAGAAGGCTGTCCAGGCCCTCGTCGGCGATGCCTACACCGACCTCGGTGACACCGGGCTCTCCATCGTGTTCGCCCTCGGGCGTCTCGCGGAGGCTCGCTGACCTCGTGAGCGCCTCTCCCACCATCACCGTGCTCAACGCTGCCTGTGCGTCGTCTCTGACGGCCACGGAGCGGCATGTGCTCATCGTGTGGGGTGGGTACCTCGGGAATCGTAGCGGCTGGGTCGCCTGGCCCTCCGTGGCGGCCCTGGTCGAGGCTTCCGGACTCGGGAGGCGGACGGTGCTTCGTGTGCTGTCCTCCCTCCGGAGCCAGGGGATCCTCGAAGTGGTGGGCTCGACCCCATCCGGAGTGCGCAAGATGCGACTGCATCTGGAGCACATCCCCGGGGGTGCCACAACGGCACCCCAAACCGACCCCCAAGAGACTCCGGAGGGGTGCCACAACGGCACCCCTAGAGACGACCTTAGGGGTGCCACAGTGGCACGGGGGGGGTGCCACAGTGGCACGGGGGGGGTGCCACAGTGGCACACGGAAGGGCCCAGTGAAGGGCCCAGTGAAGTGGTAGCTCCCCCCAACCCCCTCACCTGCGGTGAGGGGGAGCTGAACGACATCGTGCTCACTCGGGTTGCCCGAGAGAGCCTCCGGGCTGCCGGCATCACTTCGCTCGGCGATC